CTTAGCTCGTTGCATTTGTTGTAGTTCGAAAGCTCTCATTGCTTGTTGTAGGTTTCGTTGTAGTAGTCTTTAGGTGTATGATTCATACCATCAATCAATCCTTCTTGATAAGCCCTGCCAATCTGCTCCTTCTCTTTGTCAAGCATTAGCTCCTCATCTATTAAAAGGTAGTTTACTACTTCTTCAGGGGATAAACCTGATTTAATTAATTCGTAAACAAGTTGTATTGCTGTCTTTTTCATTTGCATTTGCAGAGTGTTGCTCTGCCCTCTTTTTTGGTTTCTAAAATCTTCGTAAACGGAACTAGGTAGTGCTTATGGTCCCTTAGCCTCTTAAACTGAAAGAAGCTACACCACTCGACTAGCTTATGCTCCGAGTCCTGTATAATCCGATAGTCGAGGCAGATATAGTCTACCCCGTCTACCTCGAAGCATTCTAAAGGCTGGAAAGGAGAGAAGATCTGTTTCATAAACTATCCTCGATTATCTTTCTAAGGCGCTCTACCTCGTTACCTAGTTCCTCCGCCTTAATCCTTAGCTTGCCGTTTGCTAGAAAGAGCTCGTTGAGCTTGCTATTAGCGTAGTGTCGGTAGTCGATAAACTGCTGTAGAAGCTGGTCTGCGTTATGGCAGTTTAGTACGTGATCGATTAGGTTATCTTGTACCTCCTTACCATTGCTCTGGTCTGCTGCTTGATGCGCTAGCCATATAGCCGTACCCGAGAGCAGTAGCTGCTTCTCTCGTATGTACATATCGTGAAATTCGTCAGAAGGGTACATCGGTATCTTTATTTAGTTCGATTGCTGGCTCGTCTTTTTGCGGGATTAAGTTACGCCCATTTATCTTAAACCCTACGTTACCGATCATCGACTGAAGTACTAGGGGCGTCTCTAAGGGCGTTACCCTTCCGCCCGTCTCCATCTCCTTTACCTTTCGGCAGTGGATATGCGTATAGATCCAGTCGGTTTCGTGCTGCGCATAACGGTGAATAATTACTACGGAGTCTGCCCTGTTACCCCACTTGCCGCCACCTTCAATGTCGGAGGTCATCGGTGGCATCGGCATACCCTCGTAGGCGTGGCCTTTAAAATGGACCTTTCGCATAGCCTCCGTTACGGGGTGAGTATTTACGATAGTCGTAACGTTATTCTTATGGGCAAATACCCTAACGGCAGAAGCCACCTCGTAGTGGTATTCGTGCATCCCCGTCTTACCGAGTTTCTTCTGATCGGTAGTAAGGGAGTTGTACGGGTCGATTAAGGCTCCCGTATACTCGTACTCGGATCGTATACCTTCCATCGTCTTAATTAGATCGAAGGCGTTAAAGAGTCGGTTGCCGTCTATAAACTGAAAGTACTCGTTTACCCAGTCTAGCTTATTGTGCATCTGCAGCTCCGTAATACCCTGTATAGGCTTACAGGCTAGGAACTCGATTAGCTTGCGCTTAAGGCTATGCACTTCGTTCTCGCTAGAATATACGAGCCACTTCTTTCCGAAGTTATAGGATTGAAGTAGCATTAAGTACATAAGGGTATGGGTCTTACCTACGTTAGCGTGGCCTGTTACGACTATAAACTCTCCCTCCTTAAAACGTAGGTATTGGTCGAGTTCGTAAACGCCTAGCTTTCCAGTATCGTAGTATTTGCCCTTTAAGGCTCTCTCTAGGAAAGGTAGAGAGGATTCGGGAGGAAGTAAGTCGGGGTGCATATATGATTGGTTTAGTGCTAAAGTAACAAAAAAGATGGAACAAAAAAGCCACCCCGAAGGGTGGCCTTTACGCAACGTCCGTAGAAACCAATCAAAACGGATCCTCGTTGCGGTTTGCAAAGTGCTCCGACTTAGGTGCGGTTGATTGTCCCGACATCCAAGCGTTAAAGGTCTCAGCGTTACCTAAGATCGTATTTACATCGTGGCCTGCTGCGCAAGCGTACTCGACTGCCGCCTTTAGAGCTACTTGGCGGATAATGGAGGCGGAGCGGTCATCGCCTGCCGTTTTCGATGCGGTGGCAAAGCTGCCTCCCGAACCTCCATTAAACCCACCGAAAGAGTTAGGGCGCTGGATCTTAATAGTACCCTTTTCGTTTTTAGAGTATTCTACCTCGTCTCCTACTGCGTAAGAGGGGGTAGGTGATTTAGCGAAGGCCGTACCGAAGTCGTTATTGTCGAAACGTACTTCGAGTTTGTAGAACTCCTGCCATTGCCCCTTAGGGGTGATTGAAATAATTTTAGCCATAATAGATTGGTTTTAAATAAATAGAACTGCTTGCTGCTCTAGAACTTCGATACGAGCTGAAAGCTCCTGTACCTTATCTTGGAGTGCCTTGATTTGCGCCTGCTGCGCTATGATAGTTTGGGAGTAGGTATCCTGAGAAAGAGAAAGTGTCATAAGAGATTGGTTTTAATACTGCTAATATAGCAAGTATGTGGGACTTACGAAACACCTTCGAAAATAATTTCTGCCGTATTCGGATCTAGCGAGTTATCGTCTAGGATCTTTATTTGCTTAACGTACTTCTTAGAATCGTCTACGATAGCACCGTAGGTCTTTAGGGCATCTAGAGCGAATTTAACGGCCATTATCGAGTTGTCTACATCGTATCGGTAGTTTACCCTAGCCGTTACCCGTACGTTTGTTATAGGTACGCAATCGTATTTCTCTAACTGCTCTAGGATCTCGGCTCGGTGCTTGTTCTTAGCCGTTGAGCGGAAGGTCCAATGCTTAGACGAGTAGAAGGCATTAAGGCTAGGGACTTTACCTACCTGTACCCGATAGGACTTTAGTTGTCCTTCTGTAGGTATCCGCATCGCTCGGCAAAAAAGGGGTCGAGCTTAGATATTTGCTCTAGTATAATCTGCTCCTTGTACTTTGCGTCCTGTCTAGACTGATAGCTAGAATCGCAGTTAGCAAAGAGCGAAGCGGCTTCAGCTAGTAGGGTATCGATCTTCCTACGCTTAGCTTGGTTAGTATAGTACATCCATTCCATTTGATTCGTGGTCGATTGTTTCTTTTCGGACTTGGTGCTCATACTCGGCTTGTAGGTGGGCTATTGCTTTTTGGATATCTTGCGTAATAGGGTTGTTCGGTTTCTTACCTGCTCGCATTAAGTAGGTAAGAGCCGTCCCTAAGTTGTAGTTGTCCTCTTGGAAGTCGAGTACCACATCTAGGGCTTCGATCATCTTATACTTGCCGAAGTAGTAACTAGGTGTCTTTCTGCTCATCGGTTGTCGGTTTCTCCAAAGGTATATCGTCCCAGTAGATAAAAATATGGTCGTGCATTATTTATGGAAAATAATTTTGTAAAGAGTTGATTAAGTGGAAAATAATTAACACAAAGCAAGAGCTATGTATAGTTATTGGAAAAAATTTAACATAGGGTCTTTCGTATGTAAAGTTTTTTTTGTTTTTTATCAACTTATAACTTGACTTAGTTAACTAGTTAGTCAAGTAATAACTTTACTTAGTTAGTTAATCAGGTAATAACTTACTTACTAGATACTAGTAAGAAAAAGAAACTACCAAAGAAAAAGAAGAAATATCGCTTCTAACGAATCCAAATGCCTCTGGGTAGGTAAGTATACCCTTTCGCATATAAAGTCGCTTAAAACGGCTGTATTGTACCTTAAAGCGTATAATTACTCCGTTAGTTTATCTACCCAACGCTTCAGCAGGTAGACGATCGTCAGAACAAAGGCTAAGCCTCCGAGCATTGACTCTAGAGTCCATTTGCGGATCTTCGGTTGAGAGGTAGTGATTACCTTCGTTTGGGTAACACGGACAGTATCGGGCTCACAAACGCCCTTGACTACGACCTTTCGGTCTATGTACTGAAGCTGAAGGCGTACCTTGTCTTGGTAGATTACCGTGTCCTTCATCACCTCCAACGTGTCTATGAGGTACTTGGTGTCCGTTACAATTACCGTGTCCTTTACAATCACAGATTCGAGGATAGGTTGAGCAGTACGGCATCCGCTAACTGCCGCAAGAATCGCAGCCGTCAGGATTGTCAATGCTACAGGTCGGTTGAGGAGCTTCCTCAAGTTGGTTGAGCCATTCATCAAAAGGGGAGGTATTTGGTTTTGCCATTGACTTTTACTGCCTTTAGTTTTTGTTTTCGGTTGTTGCCCTCTACATAACTGACGTGAACCCAAGCAGGCTCCACATCATTGCCGAACTCCCAAATGATTTGGTCGTACTCAAGGTTTCGGGCAATCCATTTAAATAACACATCATTTCCTCCGAAGAACTTGAGGTCAGCCGCTTGAGCCTGTACGTGCTGCGATTTGGATGCGCCCCCTACCTTACGATTGACTTCGGGGCTGCGGTAGCAACTTGTCACCTCAATCGCTCCTAACGCATCTCTCGCTGGCTGTAAGACGTTTTCTGCAAGCGCACGAAGGTTGGGTTCCAAATGCTTCGGTAAAGCGTTAGGAAGGCCTGTATTCGTTTTGGTCAGTTCAGCAAGCGAGAAGTTCTTGGTCATTGGTTTTGATTTTAATAAAATCTTGCTCGTTATTGGTTTTGATAAACCTATTTAACAATCTTAAGTAAAATTGTTGAACCGACTTAACGACCTTGCCCTCCGTAGGGCTTCTTGTAGTTCTTGCTCCGCTTGTTGCTGCTTGCACTCTTTGAATGCTTGCCTCGCTTCTTGCTCTTGCTGATGAACTTACTTACCGCCTGTTGCTTTGCCATCGTTAGGGTCTTTTAAAAACATAAGTGCAAACGCCCCCATCAGGAACGCAGATACCTCCGTAAGCGTAGCTCGCTGGTAGAACACCAGAACGAAGCATAGCCCAATAATAAGAAGTCCCAAGATGGTGGTCTTGGGATTCTTAAAGAGTCGCTCAATTAGCACGATTCTTCTCCTTTAGCCAATCCCTGCGCCACTTCCACAAAGTGTAGGCAAGTGAGGCAACCAGAACCAAAAGACCAAGTGCTTGATGAACGTAGCCCACAAGCAGTCCTGCGCCTGTTAAAGACCAAGACGTGATTACTGAATCAGCAGATTCCTTTGTCATTGCTCAACAGGAGGTACAGGTGGTTGGCAGTATGCAGCATCGGGGTTAGCCTTGCAGTATTCCTCTGCGTATGCTTGCTCCCATCCTGCGATGATATGAACACCACAAGGAGCAGGCCATACAACGTACGAGGCAAATGAGGTAGCAAGAGGCTCACCTGTCCACAGGATGTCTACTGCGTACTTCGGTGAGGTCTTCAAGCACTTGCCTTCGGCATCCGTTTCGGTGCAGAGGTAGCCCAACTCAACTACTGCCGTAACCAGCTCGGAGTTCCAA